TTCTAAGAGAACTGTTTTACGTTGACAATGACAAAAAATCTCTGTCTAATGACATGAGATACGAACCTCGCCGAGACAAAACCGCAATATCTAAAAACGACACTAGAAAAACTAGATTAACATTGGGTCAAATTAATCAATTAAGAAAAACTAGTGAAGCACACATCTTAGAACAAGAACAAGAATTACAATTTGTAAAAATAATGTACGGTGCGCCACCTCCGGCGCCACAATAAAATCTCTTTGATAAATTAATACAAGGAGATTAATATGCGTTGTTTTGTGCTAGGCAACGGCAAAAGCCGTCTTGCAATACAGCCCTCAGATCTAAAAGCATACGGAAAAATATACGGATGCAATGCTTTATATAGAGAATTTGATCCAGATTTTTTAATTGCAGTAGATCCCAAAATGGTTATGGAACTAAACAGTGTTGGCTACCAGCACAAGCATCCCGTGTGGACCAACGGCAATGCTAGATATAAAGCATTTAGAGGATTCAACTATTTTATTCCCAGTCTAGGATGGAGTAGTGGACCAACAGCATTGGATATGGCTTCTCGATCAGGTGTCAACGAAATATATATTTTGGGGTTTGACTATGAAGGTGAAAATGGCAAACTAAACAATGTCTATGCCAACACAAAAAATTACAAACTGTCTAGTGACGTGGCCACTTACTATGGTAACTGGATGCGACAAACAGAAAAAGTTATTCGAGACAACAAGCATATAAAATATTATCGACTAGTTGGTGATAAATATTTTGACACAAATTGGCACTTCTCAAACTTTAAAAATTTAAACTACACAGAATTTAAACAAATATCCAAGACTTGGCCTAAAAACTAGCATTTTAAGGCCATTTCACCCCATTTATTACAATTAAAAGTAAATATATCAACAGCCTTGTAACCATAGGAGACAAAACAATGACTGATCGCAATAAATTTGAACAGATGCTTGAGTCTTTGGTCAATGACGACCAAGCCAGAGCAAAGGAATTATTCCACCAAATCGTGGTAGAAAAATCACGTGAGATTTATGAAAATCTTCTTGCTGAAGAATTTGACGAAGACGTTGAAGAAACCAGAGAAGATGACGACATGGAAGAATCTATGAAAGATGACGACATGGAAGAAGGCATGGACGAAGAAACTGAAGAAGGTTTTGACATGTCCATGGAAGCAGATGACGAGCCAGGTATGGATGACGAGCCAGGTATGGACATGCCAGCAATGGACAAAGGTGATGATTTCATCGATGATGTCACTGGTGATGCAGGTAGTCCAGAAGAAGTAGTTGCTGACATTGGTGCAGCAGTTGATGACTTAGATGCATTGGTTGCTGAATTAGAAGATGCTATTGCAGCATTTGATGGCGGTAAAGAAGACGATGCAGAAATGGACATGGATGACGAAGATGACATGATGTCCAAAGAACAGTATGCATTTGAAGATGAGCAAATGATGCGTGAGTATGTAGAAAAAGTAGGCGAAGCCTACAAAGGCGGCAAAGTTGCTAGCACAAGCGAAGCAGGCGGCGCCAATACAAAAAGTATCTTAGCCAAGAAGAATGACATGGGCGGCACAACTGCTAACATTGCCAAGGGCGGTGAAGGCGGCGGTAACAAAACCAGCCTACCAGGTCATGCAAACGCCAAGACTGAAAATCTTGGCAACATAAATGTTCCAGGCGGCAAAGCTGGTGTGAAGCATCTTAAGGGTGTGCCAGCAGGTCACGGAGCAGAAAAGAAAGGCAGTGGCGACACTGCTACCAATAAGAAAAGTATAATTGGATCTAGATAATGTTATTACTTCGTGAAAACCTTTCGTTTACACAAGCCGGTATCGTTGTTGAATCAACTGACAACGAGACTGGCGGTAAAAGTTTGTACATGAAAGGTATTTGCATACAGGGCGGCATTAAAAACGCTAACCAAAGGGTATATCCTGTGGACGAGATTGGCAGGGCTGTTAAGACTCTAAACGATCAGATTGCCAATGGTTATTCTGTATGCGGTGAAGTAGATCATCCAGACGATCTAAAAATTAACCTGGACCGTGTCAGCCACATGATTACCTCAATGTGGATGGACGGTCCAAATGGTTATGGCAAAATGAAAATATTACCTACCCCTATGGGCATGCTGGTCAAAACTATGTTAGAAGCCGGCGTTAAATTAGGTGTAAGTAGCAGAGGTTCCGGAAACGTCCGAGATGACGGGTCTGGTCACGTCAGCGACTTTGAAATCATTACGGTGGATATAGTTGCTCAACCAAGTGCTCCCGGTGCGTATCCTACACCAATTTACGAAAATCTCATGAACACTCGTGGCGGTTTAAGTAGCCTTCGTATAGCGAAGGAGGTGCAGGGCGACCCGAAAGCACAGAAGTATCTCAAGGAAAGCCTATTAAGAATAATAGGCGGTCTCCAATAATAGGAGGAATACATGTTGGATTCGTTAAAAACTTTGTTTGAAAACAATGTGATTTCTGAGGAGATGAGAGCAGAAATTGAACAAGCATGGGATCGCAGAGTTGTTGAAAACCGTCAAGAAGTTACACAACAATTACGCGAAGAATTTGCTCAACGCTACGATCATGACAAACAAGTCATGGTAGAAGCCATGGACAAAATGATCAGTGAACACTTAGCTGTTGAAATTCAAGAGTTTAAGGAAGACAAGGCACAATTGGCAGAAGCAAAAGCCAAGTATGCTAAGAAGATGAAAGACGATGGCAAGAAGATGAAAGAATTTATGGTTCATCAACTGGCTAAAGAAATTTCAGAACTACACGAAGATCAGAAACAGTCAGCAGATAAATTCCAAAAACTTGAACAATTCATTATAGATGCTCTATCTGAAGAAATTGCAGAGTTTTATCAAGACAAGCAAGACCTGGCTGAAGCCAAGGTCAAATTAGTCAAAGAAGGTAGAGAACAGATTTCTGCATTAAAACAGAAATTTGTAAAACGTGCAGCAAGCATGGTAGAGTCTATGATCGGTAACAACCTATCTAAAGAAATTACCCAACTCAAAGAAGATATTGAGAGTGCTCGTCGCAACGACTTTGGACGTAAATTATTCGAAGCTTTTGCTTCTGAATATCAAGCAAGTTACCTAAACGAGAAATCTGAAACTTCAAAATTACTCAAGGTCATAGACCTGAAAGATCTAGCCATTACTGAAGCAAAAACTGCGGTAATAGCGACACAAAAGATTTTAGAAAGTAAAGAGTCAGAAGTCAACCGTTTACAAGATGCTATGCAAAGACAGACCACAATGGCTGAACTTTTTGCTCCACTGAGCAAGGATCAGAAAAACATTATGTCTGAGCTGTTAGAAAGTGTGCAAACACCAAAATTACAAAATAGTTTTGAAAAATATCTACCAGCGGTAATTGCCGGCGAAACAAAACCAAAACAAAAACAGGCACTAGTAGAGGCAAAAGAAATTACTGGAAATAAGGTTTCCAGTACTCAAGTTAGTGGCGAGTACGATTCTAATATCAGAAGTATTAGACGTCTTGCTGGATTATAAAGTTTAAGGAGAAAAACTAAATGTCAGATCTACTAAATGGTCGTTGGCAAGAGACCAAAGAGGCTCTATTAGAAGGCCTAAACGGTACCCGTAGAAGTTCGATGTCTGTAACTCTAGAAAATACTCGCAAGTATTTGGCTGAGTCAGCATCCGCAGGTGCTACCTCTGCCGGTAATGTCGCAACACTAAACCGTGTGATATTGCCAGTTATTCGTCGTGTCATGCCAACCGTTATCGCTAACGAGTTGGTTGGTGTTCAGCCAATGACAGGTCCAGTTGGACAAATTCACACTCTACGTGTGCGTTATTCAGATACATCAGCAGGCGCTGGTGTTCTAGCAGGTGAAGAGGCTCTAAGCCCATTCAAAATTGCTGCTAGTTATTCTGGTAACGAGACAGCAGCAACACCCCGAGCAGGTAGCACCGCTACTTTAGAAGGTGCTGCTGGTAAGCGTATGAGCATCCAGATCCTAAAGCAAGTAGTTGAGGCTAAAACCCGTAAACTAAGTGCTCGTTGGACATTTGAAGCTGCGCAAGATGCACAAGCCCAACAAGGCATTGACATCGAAGCAGAAATCATGGCTGCTTTGGCACAAGAAATCACTGCTGAAATTGATCAAGAAATCTTAGGATCTCTACGTTCATTAGCAGGCACAGCCGTTGAAACATACAACCAGGCTGCAGTTTCTGGTACAGCAACATTCGTTGGTGATGAGCATGCCGCATTGGCAGTTCAAATCAACCGTGCTGCTAACTTGATCGCTCAGCGTACACGTCGTGGTGCTGGTAACTACGCAGTGGTTAGCCCAATGGCATTGACAATTCTTCAAAGTGCTACAACTAGTGCGTTTGCTCGTACTACTGAAGGTACTTTCGAAGCACCTACAAACACCAAGTTTGTTGGTACATTGAACAGTGCAATGCGTGTTTATGTTGACAGTTATGCTAGCGACAGCACAGGCGTATTGATTGGTTACAAAGGTTCTAGCGAATCTGATGCACCAGCATTCTACTGCCCATACATTCCATTGATGAGCAGTGGCGTTGTGTTAGATCCATCAACATTCGAGCCAGTCGTGTCATTCATGACACGTTATGGTTATGTTGAACTAACCAACACAGCATCATCTCTTGGTAATGCTGCTGATTACTTGGCTAACGTTGCTATCACAAACGCAAACGTACGATTCAGCTAATCAAATCTTTTTTAAAAGAAAAACAAAGCGGGTGGCAACATCCGCTTTTTTTATGACTTGAGCAAAATGGCTAAATATCATGTCTAAAAATGATTTTGTTGAAACAGCAAAACTTATGCAGTAACCCCACTGCGTAGACCTAGAACGTCAACATAAGGAGAAACAAATGGGACGTCCATTAAAGAAAGATGTATTAGGAGTCGATGCAATCGGCACCCCAGCAAGCGACACTGGTATCAGAGTTGAAGCATACTTTGGAAGCGCAGCATATACTGACGCAACATACAATGCATCAACCAACTATGCTTATATCTACAAACAGCGTGGCGCAAAAACTTTTGTTTTGGCCAATCAAGCAGCAACTCTGTCAGAGCCTTGCGTATTACAATCGGCAATTCCGTCTGCCAACGGCCAAATGCGCCTCAATGGCTATATTGGCGGTAACGGTGCAATTCCGACACCTATTGCAAAAATTACCAAACGTGTTGCTACTGACTTCAATGCAGTTCGCTATAACTGGCAATTGGTAAACGATTCTACGTCTGATTATATTCAATTGACAGCAATTTAATTAGGATACTGCAATGAAAGTTGTTCACGTCAAGGATGGTGGCTATAAAGTAATAGTGCAGTCCGGTGGTACTATTGTTTTAGACACTGGATCTACGGTCGGTAATGTATTGGTCACTGGTAATCTCACAGTCAACGGCACCACCACCACTATTAATTCTTCTACTTTGACTGTGGACGACAATATCATAGTAATCAACGAAGGTGAAGGCGGCGCTGGAATCACATTAGTGCAGGCAGGTATTGAAATTGATCGCGGATCATTACCCAATGCAGAAATATTTTTTAACGAATCAATAAGTCATTACAGTCCTACATTGGCAACTACAGTGTCGGGAACTTTTGTTTTTAGAAATCAATCAGGCACTTTGTTGGGTCTAAGAACCAACAGTATCATGACCGGTGGTAGTAATTTAGCATTGGTAGGATCAGGTTCAGGTGTTATCACAGTGCAGGGCACTACTAACTACGAACAAAATGTATTAGATTATAGTGATCCTTTAAAACAACCAATAAACGGGGATTTCATTCCTAATGCACAAGCAATGGTGGACTATGTTACTGCTTCGTTTACAGGAATTTTGCAACCTGGTATTGAAGATGGAGATACCAGCGTTCGTACTAAAGATCAAAGCAATTTGAATAGTCCATTGCCTAGCGTTATTGAATTTAAAGTAGACAACGTGTTGATTGGTGAAATTAATTCCAGCGGATTAGAAATTGGTAATATTGTCATCGGCGGCGATACTATTACAGACAGCAGTGTTAACAATTTGACCATTACCAGTAACACCGGTGAAGTGGACATGGATGCTGTATTAAGTTTGTTGGATCAAGCAGACCCATCACCCACTGCAGGCGCTTGCAAAATTTATACAAAAACAGCAGTGGGCAGCGGTGATACTGGGTTGTATTATGTCAATACAAAAATTGATTTTGATGGGTCAACTGTGATAAATTTACAAGACGAGTTGGTAAGTAAAAATCGTGCGTTATTGTTTAGTATGTTATTTTAAGGAAAAATCATGGCGGTTCAGAGT